TATGATAGTTACATGGATAGAAGACCCGCCCGTAATCAAGCGCTCCCTCAGCAAGAAGTAGAGTATCTAAACTCTCTCGACCAAGATGCCCTTATTCAAAGAGCCAACGAACTCTACCGCCAAGGCTGGACTCTCCAATCTATCGGCGACTCTCTTACCCCTCCACGCTCTCGCTCCACCGTCCGGTCTTGGGTCCTACGCTACCAACTGCCAACTTCTGAGCGTCCAGCCCCTGCCCCACTCCCATCTCCGAACTACGCCACCCACCCAGACGGCTACCAGTCCAGACGTCCTGCATCTCCAGGCATTCTTCCGGACGAGCTGACCCTGATTCAGGAGCTCGCCCCTATTGCCCGCCAGTACCGCTCAAAGATGCCAAACGCCTCTGCAGCAGCCGTCGCCAACGACCGTTTGACAGGGATATGCGTCCGCCTCTATACTTCTGGAGTGCCAATACGTGAGCTTGCTAACGCTGCTGGAGTCACTTACAGAGCAATGTCAAAACGCGTAAAACGCTAATTCGAACCACCCCCCACAGAAAGTGTGCTAGCATTTTAAGTGGAGAGCTTGTCTGACACTAAAAGTTAGATAGGCTCTTTTCTATACCAAGTACCATCACAACTGAATAGAGAATGTCACTTCGACAATAAACGACCCCAGTACTAAAGAAATGAAAGGTAAGGTCGCCAATGAAAAAGTCCATTGTTGCGTCAGTAATACTGCTGACCCTAGCTGGATGTTCAGCCTCAGCAGTGTTTGCAGAGTCTCCCTCTAAGGGGGTATCTGCAGCCGCCACTAAGCCTGTAACAAAAACTGCATCACCTTCAATCAGTTACGCTAAAACGCTAATACTGAAAGAAAAGCTACAACGTAATAAAGTAAAAATGACCAAGGTTGTAAAATACCTGAAGACTCGTGTAAATCGCACGTCTTATGTCTTCTCTGGTTCATCCCCCTACGGTTGGGATTGCTCGGGTATGGTCCGCTGGGCCTATACACACTTCGGTATGGAACTCCCACACTCCGCTAACAAACAAGGCCACGTAGGAGAGCGTGTATCTAAGCCTAAGATTGGAGACATTGTTGTATTCGCCTACCAAGGCAGCACCAGTTTCTACCACTCGGCTATTTACATCGGCAATGGCAAAATTGTTCATGCTCACCAGCAACGCAAAACAACAGTTATCGAACCACTGTCTAACTATAAAAATAGTCAGATTCGTTTTGTGAGAGTCGTTCCACAGCCTGAGGCTAAATCCACACCCGTCCTCTAGGCTAAGAGTCCTGGGACACGACTGAAAACTGTCCCAACAACACTTCCCCTACTTTTATGCTAGGATATCCACATGATAAAACTACTAATTACTCTTAGGTCCATTTCTTGGTCCGCTGTCTCCGCCGTTCTCTTAGGGGCGTCTGCCATCTTGTCAGCAGTACTCGCACCTGAAAACGTCGCCGCACCTATTGCCCTCGGCCTAACCGCCTTGACCCTTGCCACCCTTTCTTCTAGGAGCAACTAATGATTGACTTGACCCCGTTCTTCACCATTATTCTCACCGTTCTAGGTGGTATTGCTACGCTAGTTATTTCTATCTTTGTTCTAGCTATCGTTGTCGGAGCATCCGAGGGCGGAACCTATGACGAAGAAGACTTTTATCCAGAAGACGAAGAAGAGTTTTACCGCCTAAAAAAGTAACCTAAACAGAAAGAGAGCACCAAATGATTCGACTACTAGTTGAAAACGCACAAGAATACCGGTCAGCACTTCCAGAAACAGAGATATTCAACAAGTTTGACTGCTCTATTGCTATTACCTGCCCCGAAGACACCCTAATCAAAGAGATAGAAGAAATCAGTTTCTTTACCAAGGCTTGTATCAACGTTGTTGACGTTTCAGTAAAGAACGCCGAAACCAAATACAACATGATTCAGGTTGACATCACCGAAGTTCCTGTTCACATTGCTGAAAGACGTTCAGAACGCCCTTTCCCACGTAAGGCTCCAGCCCCTAAAAAGAAGCCAACCAAAGACACGCCAAACTCCGATTTGACAGACTAAACTAAATCCTATAAAGTAGTATCAAATGACACAGCGACAAATACAAAACTACATAATCTAACAGAAAGAAAAACATGACAATCACTACCACCCCAGCCACCACCCCGGCCTACATCAAAAAGAACCAGATGCTGCCGCAGCACATCTTTGAGGCGTTCGAAGACATTATTGACTCTGACACTAGAGACCAACTAATCCGTGAACTACGCAACCAGCACTGGACCCTTGAGGCTATTGCAGCTGCAACCCACCTGACTCGTGAACGTGTGCGTCAGATTGCAAACGCAACTCCTATTACCCCAGCGGTTCTAGACACAGGAATCACGATTCCTACTCCTCCAGTAAAGCCAGAGCGTGTCCGCCCTGTCTACATCGAGCCAACTCCAGAGACTTTAGCCCGCCTTCTAGAACTACAGCCACTTGCTCAGCAGGTTCGCTCGAATGGTAAGAAGTTCCGTGCCGAGGCAGAAGAATACACAGCCCTTCTGAACCACGCTCACGTTGTTGAAGGCGTAACCCTTTACCGACTTGCAAAGCGTCTAGGTGTAACCCACGGTGCTCTACGTTTCCGCTTGGTTCGCTACGGATACAAGAAGCCAATCAACGCAACCTCTAAGGTTTACAACCCGATTCTTGCTGAGAACCGCCTAAGATAATGCTGACCAATACAGCCAAACTTCTTTCTCTGCCTCAACAAGATATTCGAGAACGAGGAATAGGTTTGAACTTTGATGTTATGAACCCAGAGGACGGGTTCCGAAAAGATAACGCCCTCTGGTTCGGCAAGTGTTCTGTTTGCGGAGACAGAGTTTCTAATTCAAGACACGCTAAGTTGTGGGAACACGACCTAACTATCTCTGTTCAGTATCACACCAACGGTGCTATTCTCTCCAGACAATCTAAAAACGTTGACTACTGCCCTCTAGGAGAAGTAGTTCTAGATTAGGATAGTCTTATGGGTAAATCAATAATGGAGCAGCTCGCTCTACTTCCAGACGCAGAGCGTTTCGAAATACTTGCGGGCATGGACCCAGACCAACTCCTCTGGGACTGGTCCGTTTGGGGCCGTCCTGAGCAGCAAGCACCCGAAGGTGAGTGGAACGTCTGGCTTGTACTAGCAGGTCGTGGTTTTGGTAAGACTCGTCTAGCGTCCGAATGGGTGCGTGAACAGGCTCGATACACTACAACTGGTCAGCGACGCTTTGCTCTCGTTGCCCGTACTGCTGGAGACGTGCGAGACGTTATCGTTGAAGGTGAATCTGGTATTATGAATGTCACCCCACCCAGCGAACGTCCACTCTACGAGCCATCTAAGAGACGCCTAACCTGGCCGAACGGAAACGTTGCCTCGCTATTTACTGCTGACGAACCAGACTCTCTCCGTGGACCTCAGTTCACTCACGCATGGGGCGATGAGATTGCAGCTTGGCGTCAAACTCCGGATGCTGCAGGTATGACTGCTTTTGATAACTTGCGTGTTGGAACTCGTCTTGGTGCTCAGCCAAAGATTTTAGTTACAACTACCCCTAAGCGAACCCCACTACTCTACAAACTTATTGAAGAATCTAAAAATGGCAAGGTTGTCATTACTAAGGGTTCTACCATGGACAACGCAGGAAACCTCTCCGGAGCCTACCTCGACACCATGCTCGGCGTTTACGAGGGTACTGCCCTTGCTCGTCAAGAGCTTTACGGTGAAATGCTTGAGGCTAGAGATGGTGCGATGTGGACAGAAGAGTCCATTGAGGCATCTAGACACTTTGCCTACCCTATGTCTACACCTTTGCGTGTAATCGGCGTTGACCCATCCGTTGCTGAAAACCCTAGAGACGAGTGCGGAATCGTTGTTGTAGCCTCTACAGCAGAACATGACCTTTACAAACGCAACGCTTGGGTTCTAGAAGACGCTTCTATTCACGGTTCTCCTGAAGTTTGGGCTCGTAAAGTCGTTGAAATGGCCCGTAAATGGGGTTGTCCTGTTGTTGCCGAGGTAAATCAGGGTGGTGCACTAGTTAGAAACGCTATCAATACCATTGACCCGACCATCAAAGTGCTCGAAGTTCACTCGAAACAGGGTAAAGCACTCCGTGCAGAGCCAATTACGATGGCTTACGACCAAGAAAGAGTCCACCACGTCGGCCGTTCGATGATGGACCTCGAAACTCAGATGATTACATGGATTCCAGGCGAAGGAAAATCCCCTGACCGAGTCGATGCACTCGTTCACGCCCTTACTGCACTGCTTATTAAGCCACCACCAGGCTTCTCAGGAGGCAAAATCAGGGCAAAATCGATGGCAAACAGGCGTATGCCAGGTTCTAGCAGCACTTTTAGGGTCAGATAATGCGTATTATTGAGGATATTTTCCCTGCACACTCCACTTTTGCCGCTCCGGGCGTAGTTGACAACATAGAGACCCTTTATGCCAACGCAGAGCAGGAAAACGTCTACTACGTGGGTACTGCGAGGGTAGTTTTGACTGAAACCACCGTAATTGTTGCCATTGACAGCCCTGAAGGGCCAAAAATCGTGTTCCAAGAGGACTACGACATGTTTTTGACTAACCATCCGAACGACCCAACCTACAGACTCGTAACAAAGTCCGGTAAGATGGTTGCATTCAAGCGTGATTCCTCTTGCGGATGTGGTTCACGCCTCCGTTCTTGGAATCCGTACAAGACTTTAG